AATAATACTAGTGCTAGTGAAGCAGCTAAATATATTTCTTCTTCACTTGCTGGTGTGCCAAAGAGTTCCACTCCTCAATCAACACAATCACCAACATCAACACCAACAAAACCACCTACATCAACATATTCTGGTGTGTCTATTGTTGATTATCTTAAATCAACTGGACAAGATTCAAGTATATCATCTAGATCTAAGTTAGCTGGAACACAAGGCATTACTGATTATGTTGGTAGTACAGTACAAAATACAAAGCTTCTAAAAAATTTAAGAGGATACTAAAATGGCAAATATATATCCAGAGAATAAAAGATACCAGGCAGTTGATACAGCAGTTCAAAATGTTGGCAAAGTTGCTGCTACCACAAGAAAGGCAGCGAAGTCTTTTGATGCTAACAAGTATAGTGGAATAACGTCTAATATTAAAACCTATAGTCCTAGTTATAAACCTACTGCTAACGCTCAAGAAAAAATATCATCACTAGGTCAGGTTTCAGTTCCATATGGTGGTTCGACAAGATATGAGTCATTCCATCCAGGAGTAGATATTGCCAATAAAATAGGTACTCCAATCCCATCGTTTTCTGGTGGAACAGTTACAGAATCAACAAGTGGATTTAAACAGGGAGATAAGGGATATGGAAATACGGTTATCATTCAAGATGCTAGTGGAAATAAGTGGAGATATAGTCATCTAAATAATGGATATGTTAAAGTTGGACAGAAAATCCAACCAGGGACCATTATTGGACAAATGGGAAACACTGGACAAACCTATTCTACATCAGGAGGAACTGGATCTCATCTTGATCTTAGAATAAGAGACGCATATAACAAATACATAGATCCATATTCATTATTATAAATAAAAGCATATGATAAACAATAGTAGCCATAAAACCAATGCTAACATCTCTGATATAGTAATGGGTAATGAAAAAACAAGAAAGATAATTTCTGATGCTTTTAATTCTCCTATTGGAAGCACAAAGAGACAAAAAGCTAAAGCAGTTATTGAGTCATTAAAAAAATCTAATTCTAATTTTAATAATCAAGACGGTCAAGGAGGAGGAACAGAAGGATTTGTTCCATGGGCCCAAGGAGCTATGCCAAATCTTTCAAATTGGCAAGGTAGAGCATATGATAAAACTGCACAAATGATGGGCAATGTTGGTAGTAATATAGCAGACAAATATTCTAAATTTCAAGAATCAACTGTTGGTGGTATTGAAAGAGGACTTTCTGCAGTAAAAAATACAGCAAGCAATATCGGCGCTGCTGTTTTTGGCAGTGAAGATGAATATGCTCCATGGACAGGAGATCCAGCTAGTGGAGCCGATCCATCACAGAAGCAAGGGCCACAAAAATCAGTATTTATTAATGGGTTTTCTAAAATCGCTCCAGGTGAAACATCTGGTAGAACTGAAGAAGAACTAAAAGGACTAGGAACGATACGCGATGCAATGAAAATTGGAGAAGTTAAAGATATAGGAAAGGGAAGTTATTCTTATAAAAATAATGATGGCACTTTTCATGTTGGTAAATGGGGAGATAATTATGTAGACAATACTACTGCTAGTTCAAATTACGGTCAATTGGCAAGAATGACACCACCAGGAGGAGAAACTGCAACAGCAGGACCTGTAACAACTGGAACAGGAACAGCAGAAGCAGGAATAACAGGAGCAGGAGATACAACTGCGGCAGCATCACCAAATGCTGATACTGGAATTGGAATATTAAAGAATCTAGCAGATCTTAGAGTTGGTGGTGAAATGGCATATTTAGCCGTTGCTAAAGATGAGGCAACATGGAACAAGGTTCTCCCTGGAGTTCCATATCCAGGTGGACCAACATTAACTGGTCAACTTACAGATATATTCGATACATTAAAAGAAGAGTCTAATTTAGATGCCAAACAACAGGCATTATTAGATAAACAAGCACAGGGTGCCACTATTAATGATGACTTTAATGATTATGTTCATGGTAGAGATACTTATATCAAAAAACTTGATGGCATGATAGATAGCAATCTTAACTTGATGTCTACAACTGACATCTCTGATCCATTTGTTAGAGAAAAGATGAATAAGTATATGAACTATCTATACTTATTAAAGGGAAGACAATTAAGATCTTATGGTCAGTATGTTGATTCTTCAATCGATCAATACAATGCAGAGGTTGGCAATATGCAGAATCAGTATGAAGCTGACTATAGTAATTTTATTGAAGAATATTCTAAAAAGGAAGCAATTACCAAAGAAGATTATACTATGTATAAAAATGCTATCACTAGCATGTATGACAATCTAGCTGGTCAAGAAGAATATGACTATAACATGGATAATCTAAAACATAGAAGCATAATGAATGCTCTAGATGAAGCAAAGGTATCATTTGAACTGGAAAACTTTGGAACAGATAGCGACTTAGATCCACTAAAAGACTATGAGAATAGAGCATACTTTGAAGCACTAGGATTAAATCCAGATGGAACACCACTTGTTGGTGAAGACGACCAAATCATTACAAAAAAACCTAATCCAGATATCTATGGATTGATGGCAAAAATGAATGATGATGGATTTAGTGGTCAGAGATTCTATACAAGATTTATGGAAAATATTTCTAAGAATGTTTCTGACAGTGTTTACAGAGGTAATGTTAAAGATGTAGTTAATTTCTATGATAAGACAATAGCATCAATTGATGCAGCTATTGCAAACGGAACAGTTACTGAAGATAGAGGAACTACCGATAAAAGAATGATTGCTAATAACTTTCAAGCTGGTGTATCATCTGGAGTAAATAGATATTTATCTAATGAAGATAATTATGCCATGGTGAAAAATGCAGTTAATGATCTTGCAACTGGTGGTTGGATAGGTGGTGCGTATAAACCAACAGACAAGGGCAAGGAATCATGGAAGAAGAATCATAGCGATATTGAAGAGGATGTTCTTGAAGCAATTTTCACTAGTTATGTTTCATTACTATCTGACAGCAACAGGGATCCAAAGGACTGGTTAGCAAACGAAACTGGAGATGGTTCTAAAGAAAGTTTAATAAATGAAGTAGCAGCAGATGTTAATTCATCAATAGGTAGTGTTTATGCAAGAAGTCAGTTGGGAATGAGTAATTAGGAAGAAATTAAATGGCTACAACAAATATAAGCTTTTCTGAATCCTTGGCCAAGTTGAAAAAAAGACTTGATAAGGATATGTCTCCGGAGGCAAGAGAAGTTGTTAAAAATTTAGATACAAGTAAACAGTATAAACCGCAGATGAATCCTGCAACGTTTTATACTGGTGGTTATGACACCTCAAAATATTCAGGAGATCCTCATGATATTCAGGTAAAAGCATCTCTAGAAGGAATTGGTAAACCATTAGATATTGGAGAAGAAAATGCTTTTACTGCAGAAGGACTCCCTATTAGACAGCTTAGTACTACTGGAGGAAGATATGCTGTAGATCCTGCGGATCCAAATAAGATAGTCTATGATCCAAAGAAAACATCTAGGTTGTATGAAGACACAAAAGAATCTAGGGCCCAGAGAGCACTTCTAAGGGGTGGTTTGTCATCTTCACAATATCAAATAGATCATATCATGCCATTGTGGCTTGGAGGAACTGATGAACCAGCCAACCAAATGGTATTTTCGAAACAGACTCATGACCAGAAAAATAAGGTTGAGCTAGTTGTTAGATCATTGTTAAATACACCAAAGGATTCTAATAATCCAGACTCTGGTAATTTAATTAATTTGAAGGAAGCTCGTACATTAGTTAGCACATGGAAAGATAAAGATATTAAAGGAGTTGAATCTGATCCAGCACAACCAAGTTGGATCAAAGGTGGTTCTAAAGTAGCACAGAAAAAATATAAAGAATGGCAGAGTCCTAAGAAACCAAGTTTTGGTGATTATCTTAAAGAAGCTAAGGACGTAGTTACTAAAAAACCTTTAAGTTGGTTAGAAACAACAGTTGGAGCTCCAGTTACAACAGCTGCTGCTGCAATTTCTAATATATTTAGAAAAGAAGGAGACAAACTTAATCCAATCGAAGAAGGAGCTAGATATTCCAAGCAAGTAATGGCAGGTAAAGAAGGAATGGTAAGAAATCCGTCGTTTGGTAGTTTTGCTAGTGGCGCATTAAGTGGAACAACTATGGGTTGGATTGATCAAGAGAGGCCAGAATATACTGGTGCAGATAAGATAGTAAGTGGAGTATCTGGCTTTGCTGGTGGTACAATTGGAGCTATTCTATCATTTGGTTTATTGAAGGGTGCTATAACTGGAATAGGTGCATCAACTAAGGTTGCTAAATTAGCTAGTACATTAAAGTTACCACAAATTGCACAGAAAACAGGATTACTAGGACTATCAAAAGGAATTGCTGGTAGTAAATTAGTACAGGGAATAACGACTCCAAGAATGGGAATAAAGGGTGGTAACATCGTTGAGTATGGTAGAAAAGGTAAAAGTATTCTTTCAAGTGTAGGATTGTTTGGTTTACATGGACAATTATCTTCTCAAGGAATAGCTGGTCAAATAACTGGTAGACAAGAAAAGAGTTTAGCAGAAGCTACTGAGAAGCTTATGTTCGACATGGCGAGTGGAGCAATTCTAGGAAGTTCTAGTCATACATGGAAAGGATTTGCTGGACTTGGAACTGGTACGTTTGCTTTGAGTTATATTCAAGGAAGCGCTGAACCTGGAATGACAGAAGAAGATAATGTTAAAAATGCTCTATTTAATTCTGTAACAATGATGGGACTGCACGCTACTGGATTGTTAGGAAAAGGAAAGATGAACAAGAATAATGCACGAGAAATAGAAAAGAGAGCTACTTTATATTCACAAAAAGTTCGTGATAACTTGATAGAACACGGAAGAATTGTAAAGACAGATCCAATTAAACTTAAGAAAGTTAAATTAAAACCAAAAACAGAAATAGAAATAGAAAGAGAAAAGAGGTTAATAGAACGTAAGATAGATGAACAAGTTGCCATTGGTTCATATGATAGAAAAACTGGAGATGATTATATGGCAAAGGCCCTTGTAGCTGGAAGAGAGATGTGGAAAGGTGGATTATCAAGAGAGGCTAAAGTTAGAGAAGATTTAATTGATTGGATGAGCTTATCTGAAAAAGCTAAGAATCCAATTGGATTTAATGCCCACGTTAATCCAGCACCACTAGTAGAATATAATTATAGAAAGGGCAAAAGAACAAAGGGCGGAACTGTAATGGATATCGCTGGTGATAAAATGCCAAAAGGAGAAAAGATTCCTGCTGGCAAGATTTGGTTGACTGGTGTCACTGACAAAATCGATCCAATCGCCGCAAAAAATATTGCAAGATATAAAAGAGAGATTGATGCTGGATTGATAAAGAACCCAAAGGCCGTATTGACCTCTAGAAAAGATATGTCGGGCAGAATACTTGATGTTAACAGCAGGGTGGTTGCAGAGAATGTTAAAGCTGGCAAAGCAGAAATATATGCCCCAAAGGATGTTGTAGAAGCCTTTGTAACGTTTGCTGATGGTACTTCTGGTGGGATTGGAATGGTTCCAACAAAGGCACGTATTACAACCAGGGTGAATAACCAGAATCAAAGAATAAGTGAGATAAATAAACAATATCCAAATAGACCAAACTTTCCATATATGGACGGCAAGGTTAATAATGGCACAATTTCTAAAGTATTAAGAGAAAATAAATTCGATAATATTGAGGTTCCCATCAACCTTATTCAGGATATGGCTGTTAATAGTGGCAATCCATATGTCATTGCAAGTCTTACAAATCAAGCATGGAAGAATGCTGTTGTTAGAAACAAAGGAATTAAGGGAATAGCAGAGAGAACAAGGAGTAGATGGGTAGAAGCTCTTAAGAATAAGAATGTACCAGCATCTACTATACTTGAAAACATGGAATCATCACCAAGTGCAACTCCTGAATCTTCAGTATTTGTTAACAAGGTAATGTCTAAGTTTTCAAAGAATGCTGAATATGCAATGAAAACAAAAGATCCATTTATATTAAAACAAACAATTATTGATAATTTCGGACCAATAGCAAGCGAAAAAGAGATTCAATCATTTATGGGCAAGAAAAATAAAACTCTTGGTGATTTAATGAAGTTTGTCGGTGACTCTATGGTTAAAAATGCAGATAGTGTTTCTGCTAATGGCAAGTCGTGGAATAATTCATTAAATTTAGCCTCAAAAGATCAAGCATTTCAGACAAACTATCTATTGGCTAGAGACATGCCACTTGAAGTTGGTACTCAAATTCCTATTACTCCACCGATTGTAACAAAGAGCACTAAAGTTGCTATGAAAACACCTAGAGTTGTTAGTGAAAAATTAGCTAAGGGCCCAGTTATTAAAGCTGCTGCTGTAAAAGAAGCTCCCGTGAAGATTACACAAACAGCACCAAAGACTGCAGTATCTGTTAGCAAAAGTATCGCCAACAGACCAAAACAAACAAAGGCAGAGAGCATGTCAAATGATGCCTATAAAGTATTATACGAGACAACTAGGGCCAAACTTGAAGCATTAAAGACTGGAAATATTAGTAAGAAGGATGCTCTAGCTGAAAGACTTCTCGGTATAATGAATAATATGAAATTACCTAGAAGCGATATAAAAAATGAGAAGTTAGGGTTCGCTGTTATTAAAAAGGTAAAGACACAAGTAAAAAAAGATTTGGCGAACGTTGCCGAACACATCATTGATAGTAGTTTTGATCCTAAGAGTCAAGTTGACTTTGAGGGGATGGTTTTTACTAATAAAGACTATAAGGCAGCAAAAAAGACATATGGCAACACATCAGAGGGGACAATGATTACATATCTTAAGGCGAAAGCAAAAAAGATGTATGGAGATGCAACCAAGGAAAATCTAACAAAGGTCTTAGTAGGAAATGCCAAACAACAAACACGAGAACTAATAACATTTCCAGAAAGAGAATTTTCCAAGCCAATGGACTTTAATGCTGAGAATATAAAGGCAAAGAAGATGTCAGACACTTTTGGAAAGGTTTTTTCTAAGTTTGGGAAAAAAGAGCTTGATCCAAAAACTGTTGGAGTAAATTCGTTTAGTAGAACCATAGAACAAAACATAAAGGAAAAACCGAAAGACAGCTATTCTTATGGTTGGAGTAAAACATGGGATCGTGGATTAAGAAAATTGTTTGGAGATAAATATAGCAGTAGTTGGGGATTAAATTCATACTTCGACCTTTCTAAGTCTAAGGGCAAAAGACTGTGGAACAATTTATATGAGATAGTCAACTTTGAAGGACAAATGGAGAGACAACCAAGAGCCGTTGTTAAAAGGTTTAATGAACTGACACTAGATAAAAACAAAACAAGATCAACCTGGAAGAAAGAGGACTGGGACTATGTATATGGGAGAAGATCAGCCGAAGCTAAGAAGGCTTCTAAAGATAGATTTTCAGTCTCTAAGATTCCAATGAATAAAGAAAAATCAGATAGATTGGGAACAGAAGAATATATCCCTGGAAGCCACGTCACAGAAGGTAATCCCGACAAGTTTGTAGAGAATGTCACTAGATTCGATATGCTTTCTCAAGGTAGGCTTGGATCTGAAGTCGGTAGAAAACTAGACGCTAAGGCTGGATTCACAGATGCTTATGCGCAGTTGATAAACTTGATTAAGGAATATAACTTTAATGTTCCTAAGGGTAAAAAGGTTTTCTTAAAAGATTTAGACCCGTTGAAGACTGAAATCTTTGGCTCGTCAGGAAATATAGACTTCAAAATAGAATAATAGGCAACAATAAAAGAGCCCCATATGTCGGGGCTCTTTTATTATTCTTCTCTATTTGTTTTATAACCACAAAATTTGCAACTAAAGTTGTTCCACTTTTTATAGTTCATTTTAGGAAAAAAATCTAATTGCGTCCTTTTCCCACACTTAGGACACGAATAAAATGGAAACCTACTACATTTTTGTCTTTTCTTGAAGTCATTTAAGAAACATTTTCTAGAGCAAAATTTATGACGATAAGTTTTTGGTATAAACACAGATCCACAAGTCAAGCATTTCTTTGGACTGTTCATGATATCATAATATCATTGATCGATTATATTTGACTAGCATGAGAATACTCATTGAGGATTCCCCTTTGAAGTGATTTTAAAGAATTAATCATTTGTTCTATATTCTCAAGATGTGTCTTTGCTGTAATCAGGGCTGAAGATTGATCTGTGGCTACTGAAATAACCTTTGCCTTTGAACTACTTATTGCCTTTCCAGTATTGTCGTCTACACTTTCCTCTATCTCTCTTGCTACTACATTGTAGGCTATAAGTGATGTGCCGTACTTCATGTTAGCTTCCATAAAATATTGTGCCATTGTAGCTATAAAGGCTCCTACGTCCTCTCCTCCAGTAGCCCCCTTCTTGTATGTATCAAGAAAGTCACTATACTCAGATTGATACTTTTCCATAGTAGTTTATTAATTTATTTAGATTTTCCTTTTTTTTCGTAGTAAGCCCAGTTTTCGTTCTCTCCACTCTTTAAATTTTTGTAAGTAATCCAATTAACTACTAGTGGACCTATAAGCAATATGCTTCCAATAACTATATCTGAATCGCTTTCTGCGATACCAGACAATATCATTGCGGCAAATATCACAGAGTAGACACTAGCCATGATTAGATTGAGTCTAATTAATGTTTTCATACTTTTTATTTACTTATTTTAGAGTCACCATTAATTTTGGTAACATTTATTTTATTACTAAATAAATCTTTAATTTCACGCAAATGGCTAATACAAATCATTTGTTTGAACTTATCTTGTAGTGATGTCATTACTTCAGCAAACTTTTCAGTACTGCTTTCATCTAGTCCGATGAATAGTTCATCTAAAATTCTAAAACCAATTCTTTGAACTTCTGATAGGGCCTCTGAAATTGATACAATTATCTTTAATTTTTCTCCGCCAGAATAAGATTCAAAATCAAACTCCTCACCATTTTCGTTAATAATATTAATAAACAATCCTTCAATTATTGTGTCTTCTCCAACGCCGCTTTTCTGGGTGTCGAGCCTGACTCTAAATTCTGATAGTTTGCCAAGAATATTATTAATCTTATCTTCCAGTTGAGGAATGATCAAATCTATAACTATTGCTTTTACTCCATTCTGACCAAAAGCATCTTTTACAAGTTCAAGTGATTCAATTTCATTATCTATCTTTTTCTGTGATTTTACAAGTTCTTTTATCTCTTCTTTGTGTTTTTCTATTTTCTTGATAGCTTCTTTGGCTATTGTTAATCTTGAAGAGTTATCATTAATAACAATCATCAAAGTTTCCTTGTTAGAAGAAAGTGTATTGATAGCCATATCAACATCGGAAATAATGATAGAAGAATTACCAAGTTTTGCTAATTCTTTGTTTATTACAGCCATTTCCTTATTAATAGCTATAATCTTCTTATTAACCGTATCTAGTTCGCTCTCCAGAGCCTCCATAGAGGCCATTTTAGCCTCATACTCCTTCAGTTTAGCCTCAGTAGCCTCTAGTTCACCTATCTTACCTTTAAGCGCTTCTATGACGCTATTTTCCGGTATTTCTGGTGAATCACCAATAACATCTAGCTTTTTTTGATGTTCTTCATGTGAAATTTTCTGATCTCCTTCTTCTTTCTTTAGTCTCTTTACTTCTACGTCCATCTTATTAATATTCTTCTGTTTCTTTTCTATCAGGACTGGACACATTTTATTTATCTCAGGACAGAAATTAACTTCCTCTTTCATCGCCTCAATTATCTGCTTATTAAGATTCTCTATTTGTAAATCATAATCAACTGTTGCTGGCGCCTGTTTTACCATAGCCATTATTTTGCTGTTCCACAAATTGTGATCTACTATTTGCTGATAATATTTTTCTAGAGTGATTTTATCAGCTGGCAATGAAGATATTTTTGATCTAAGTTCCATCAAATTTAAGCTTTTCAATTCACCTATTTTATAGTTTAAGTCTCCTTCTCTTTTGGATAATTCTTTTAATTCACTAACTTTATCGTCTGCAGATTTTAATTTCTCATTTCTAACAGCAGCATTGAGTTTTATTTCATTCAGCTTGTTTGTTTCTTCTTTTAGTTTTGTTTCTAGTTCTAGCAATTCACCCTTTTTAGATTTATCAATATCCTCATACTCTTTTATTTTAGATGATTCATCTGTCAAGGATAATATAAAAGCATTCTTCTCTTCAATTTTACTATTAGCAACTTCATTGCTTGTTCGTTTGTCAATCAATTCTTTTTTTGACTTATCTAGATATTCATCATAATCTGAAGCATTAATTATTTCTAGAATAAGATCTTTTCTTTTGTTTGCTGGTTGTCTAACGAAGTTTTCTATGTTCTCTTGAGGATAAACAATTGAATTTATGAACAAAAGATATGATGAATGCAATATATCTTTTTCGATATATTCCTGTAGATTTTTAATCCCACTAACCTTTGATGGTTTAAATGTCTTAGCATCAACATTCTTTTCATAAATTTCTAGATCATGCTTTCCTTTATTGTTGATATTTCTAACTATTCTATAAGCCTTTTCATCATCTTCTAGGATAACTATAACACTAGCGATTGATGAACCAACCTTAATTAAGTTTCTATTTGTTGTTCTGGCTCTTCCGTATAGACACCAAACCAAGCCATCAACTATTGTTGACTTGCCACTTCCTGACGTTCCCTCTATGCTAACATGTTCATTCCTTTTTAATTCAACTTTTGTATTAGCATGAGATAGAAACTTATTTAGTTCTATACTTTTTAGAAATATCATTTAGCTATTTTTATCAAGGTTTTTAATGATTGATGCTCTTGATTGGATAGCACCAACTGTGTGACAACTTAGTAATTCTGGATCTGTAGATATTTGAGTATTTGTTACTCCTTGTTTAATTAGTTTAAGAATCTTTAATTCTTCTTCATCAGTCCAAGTTTTTAGTGCATCCCAACTATTGCTGTTTTTTGCTTTAAAGTCTACATTTTTTTTAGGTTTTTTTTCAGCTTTTTTTGGTTTTTCTTCAGTTAAGGTTTTGGAATCATATACTGATGATGTCCATGTCTCTGCATCAGTATGCAACACTTCTTTTTCTTCTTTTACGATTCTTTCTAGAACAGAAATTGCTAGTTCTGCATCATCTGTTTTAAGTAGAAGATTGTATCTTTTAATTCTAATTTTCATATTTTTTTTATTTTTTAGATTAATTGTCTAATTTCATGTTATCTACTTGCATTTGCTTAACAATGTCATCGATATCTACTTTTGTGAATAGTGTTTCTTTTAAGTCAATCCACTTTTCGATACCTTCTTTTGTTTTATCATCCTTGAATTCGACCTCACTAAGCCTACTTCTCAACAATTCCTTAGCTTCTTTTATGTCTTCGCTTCTAACTACTCCACTAAGTGACGGTATCATTGTTTGATAAGAAATCAATATTTCCTTAGCACAATGAGGACACTGTGATGGAATAATTGTTTTGACTACTTGATATTGTTGAGACATTTTTTTATTTTATTACTTAGTAATTCCATTAGAGTCTTCTTCTCTTACAATTGCCATTCCAGCAGCCATAAACATTGATTTCTCTAAATTATCTAGTATCTTGTTTACCTTTGTTGTTATGCTTACGATTCTCTTATTTCTTGCTATAGATGAAAGTTCATCATGTAGAACCTGTCTAATGTGTTCTTTCTGAAAGTTAGTTAATGCCATTGCATCTTTGTTATTCATATTGTTTTTTTATTTATTGTTGTTTTCTTAATAGTTCTATTGTTTCTTCTTGGTATTTTGCTTTTGGTTTATTCTTTCCTAACATTGTCATTCCTATTTTACTTAATACAGCAGCATCTGCAACGTTGTTATCTACAAAGTCTAAACCATATTGCTTATATACCTCCAAGATTATGTGATCCTTTTCGCTTTTTCCACTTCCTGTTAAAAAGCGTTTCAATGTTGTTGGAGCTACGATTAAGAACTGAATATTGTTTTCAACTAACATAGAACGAATTGAATAGTTCAAATAAGATAACTGCACTAGAGAGGTTGATTTGGCTAGATAAGCCATGCCCTCAATTACTGCAATGTCTGGAGAATATTCATCTATAATAATATCTCTAATTTCTTTTATTATCTTATTTATTCTATTTATCTCATCTATAGGCCTCTTACCAAATGGTTTACTTTTGATTAGTTCATGCTTTATAATCTTGCTGTCTTTTAGGACTACCACGCCAGTGCCAGTTAAGCTGCTATCAATGCCAATAGAAATCATAATTTTATCTTATTAATTCAAATCCAAGTTTTAGCTTCTTGACATCAACGCTTCTCTCTTTTGCATATATTTCCAATAACTGTTCAATTGAAAATTCAGTTACTGCCTCACCAGATCCATAGTTCATCTTTTTTCTTTGTCTTGGTATTTGTTCTGAAAGAAGAAACGCATCAAACTTAGATAATTTCTTTTTCAGTTCAGATATCTTTTCTCTGCTATTCTTTTCAGTAATAACAACCTTGACGATATTTCCTGCCTCGATTTTATCAATATCCTCGTCCGTTGGATTCTCTAATTTATAGACACCACGACCAGGAAGTTTTATTTTATTGACCTTTAGCTTATCGTCAATGGTAAAGATATACTTTTCAGTTTCTCCAACTTCATTGTTGAAGATGCTTCCGCTAACAACCGTTCTTTCTATCTCTTGTGGATTGTGAATATGTCCGCCAACAACTAATTTATATTTATCCTCTAGATCTTTCCGTTTGAATATTGGTTCTGTGAACTTCTCAACATCTATGCCAGAACTTGTTAATGTGTCACTTACGGCAAAGTGATGAAAAAGAATTTTACCACCAGGAAGTTCATCTAGAATCTTGCCAATAAATTTCTTGTTGCTATTTGTTTCTTTTTGGCTCTTTGAAAACCATGGAAGAAACGTCATACCATCGATAGTTTGAATATCATTGGTTATAATGTGCCACTTATCATTTTTCACTTCCTTTAGGAAATCCAAAGCACTCTTACCGTTGGAAAACGATTCATGATTACCACCAATTATATAGACCTGCTTATCATTGAATCTCTCAATAAAGTTTACAAGAGTTTTAATTGACCCAGATGAATTAGTCCTACTATTTAGTAGGTCTCCGAGAAAAACGATTGTATCGCATTTACTAAGTGACTTTACAATAAAATTAAAGATTTCTTCTCGTTCAGGATTCCGACTACCCTCCACGTAGTCGGAATATCCCAAACTCTCTTTAATATGCAAGTCGCCTATGCAACCTATCAACATATTATCTTTACTTAAATATTTTTTAACTTTGTTAGAATCTCGTCATAATTTGATTCTAAGAATGGCAAGCTAGTTTTCTCCATGATTGCTATTCCAGCCTTTTCTGGATCTTTCTCATTTAGCTTTATTGCTGCCAATGCAAGAATCTTTTCTAATTTTTCTGCCGGTGTATCAAACAGTTCTTCTGTATCAGATGTTGTATCCTTATCAGCGACTGCTACTTCCGGCGCCTCAACTGCTTCACCATCTTCTGGAGTGCTGTTTTGACTTAATTGTTTTTCAGTCTCTCTAGCGTTTAACCATTCCTCATCAAGTAATTTAGGATTAGCATATACTTGAATGATCTTAGCTGCTCTCATTGAAGGATTTGGACTTGGTTTGTCCTTCTCATATTTCAATCCAACTATTTGTCCTAATCTCAAATTCTTCATTTGCATATCGATTCCTGGTTTACCACCAATCAAAACGATTGCACCATTATCCTGTTTAAGTTCATAGATCCATTGCAGTTTGCCTGGATTTAACTTATCTGGAATCTGTCTTCTATCTACTAATGTTCCCTCTGTTTGGTCTCCAAACTTTTCAAATTTCATGAATGACCCTGCTACTTTGTTTGTTTCGTCGAAAATTGACATACTTTTTTTATTTTATTTTTTTAGACTTCGAGGCTTCGTTTTTTCGAGGCTTCGTTTTTCTTTTTATGTTAGACCGACCTTTTAAATTTATCATCTCTGGTATCTTCTCATCAAGATTTTTTATTCTTCTGATATATTCTGAAATGAGATGTGTTAACTCTTCGTTAGCTGCATTTAATTCCTTTTCGTTTGCGAATCTATTCTTAGCAATTTCTGTTATCTTAGATGTGTGTAAATGTGCTAGTTCATGAATAATTCCGTCATTTAAGTTTTTTATTTGTTCATTGGCCCACATATCAAATGCCATTTTATAGACATTTACATGCAGCTGTCTGTATGGGATTGAATATCCACAATCAAATACAAGTTCTCCATCAAATTCTTTATTTATTATACTACCTTCATCTAATCGGAACTTGAAGTTTAAATTAACGAAATCGATTATAATATATTTGTCTGTGTATTCCTTGAACTTCCGTTCAATATACTTCTTGAATTCATCAACATTATCTTTATCAAACTTTTTTATATTTTTCATCATTGTTTTATTTTCTTTTTTTTTAATTTTTGGCATTATTTTTAATTAATATTTTATTAGTAGGGGCAGAACCCCCACTCAAGAACATCAATTAGGAAGCAAATTGTATTACGAAAACCGCAATTAAGAAAGCGATTATAATCAATCCGTAAGCAACTGTTGGTGCAACTTTTCCATTCAGTTTCATAATTTTATATTATTTATTTAGTAAGATTTATAAAAGGTACTGTTGCTCCAGGAATCATTTGAATTGGCAATATGCCGTTCCATTTTTTGATTGCTTGAAGTTGAACGTAATCCTCACCACCCTGTTGGGTAATAGCACCTGCTTGAATCTTAATAGCCTCTGCTAATGTAAATCCATTCTTTTTCATAATTATATTATATCTTTTAACTTTTTACTTGTCAACAGTCTTCTTATATTATTGCTAAATTTAGCCATTATCTGCCTTAAAAGCTGTTATTAATTCATCAATTACAGAGCTGCTACTAACCCCATTTTCTTCACCTTTTTCTTCAATTAGCTTATCAAATATTTTCTGCTTTCCATTAAGGATGCCTTTCATTTTTTCATCAATAGTATTCTTAGCAAATAGTTGGTAAATATTGACTGAAGTAAATTCACTTCCAATTCTATGTATTCTATCCATTGCTTGATTGTGATCTCCTGGAACCCATGAGTAATCTAGAAAAACTACATTGGATGCTGCTGTAAGAGTGATTCCAACTCCGGCACTTTTTATTCCACCAAGAAACACTTTTGTACTATCGTCTGTTTGAAACTTATTAATTATATCTCTTCTAACAATTTCTGGAGTTTCCCCAGTTAGAATAACAGATTTATCACCAAACTTTTCGTGCATAATATTCAGTGGATCATTGTAACAAGAAAATACTACAACTTTTTCACCACTATCTACAATGTCTTCAATAACACTTATTGCACTATTAACCTTTCCATCTGTTGTTATTTTTCTAAGCATACCTAATTGAACTAGACTCTCGGCCATCAATGATTTTCTAACTTCAGCATTGTTCTTCTTTTTTATATTTTTCAAGTATTCTATAAAATTAGAATATGCTAAATCATACTCGAATTTCTTGTCGCTTGATAGTTTAACTGGAATATCAATGAATATCTTTTCTGGTAAATCTGGTAGAACCTCTTCTTTGTTTCTCCTCAAGAAATATCTTGATATTTTACCTTGTAGTTCTTCAACGTTAGAAGATCCACGGTAGTCCCATCCCCAAGCACCTTGATGTCCATTACAATACTTTTTAGTGAATGAGAACCAGTTATTCCATACATTAGGATCCATTAGACTTAGGCCGTTAAACAGCTCTACAGGCCTACTAAGCAACGGTGTACCACTAAGTAGTAGTCTGCGTGGTATTCCAAATGCTAACTTCTTTGCTATTTTAGTTCTTTTAGCAGAATTATTCTTTATGTAGTGAAATTCATCCAATATAATACAATCGGTTTTTACAACAGAAAAGAATGGATAAAACGTTTTTAAGATATCATAATTTATAATGAAAATATCATTGCTCTCATAGATATCCAACATTTCTCCATTAGACAAGTGTTTCTTTTTCGAATCGATAACAAATGGTTTCAATTTTGTCCATTTAATAACTTCAGATTCCCAAGAATATTTGACAGATGCAGGACAGACAACAATTGTTTTGCTAAGCTTTTCATGAACAATATAAGCCAAAGATTGAACGGTTTTGCCAAGTCCCATTGTGTCAGCCAAGATCGCTTTACCATTATTATTTATGAAAAATTCAACACCAATTTTTTGAAATGGATAGATATCTTTCTTTAATCCTTTTATAACTAGGTCTGATTCTGTTTTCTTTTTAATTTCAGCTGCTTTTTCAACAACAATAGAATCACTAACTTTACTTAATAGAAACTGCTTATAATCACCGTTATTCAATTCTTCTTGTATCGTTGTTTCCTTGAATCTATCAATAATTAGCTCAGCTATTTCTAGATTGTTGAATCTCCACTTTCCAGCATTAAAGTTTATCTCTTCCCAACCATATCGCATCTTCAACCATCTTAGAAATTCTATTATTGTTATTTCATATTTAAATTCAAAAGCATACTTAAAATATTCAGTTTTATCTAGTACTATTTTCATTTTATTTTAGTGTTTCTTTTATTTGTTTTATCGTTTTTCCTTTCTTCTTTTCTTTCTCTATTTTTTTGAGGATCTCAAGAGCATCTTTTTTATTAAAGACACACGTTTTTCCAATTGTCATAACTGGAACAATCATTTTTTCATTCATGTAGAAGTTCAACTTTGACTTATTAACACCGAGCTCTATTGCCAGGGAGCTCAATGATGCTAATTTATCGGATAATCCTGTTTTACTTGTCATAATCTTGTAATTATTTATTATCAATAACGACAATATTGTCATCAACTAATTCTTCTATTTCTTCATTTTTCAACCACTTACCAATATTGTTTCTAGTTATCACCATGTTCATTACTATTCTTTTAATTTGAGTTTTGTTTATTGTTTCTGCTGGATTTTCATGAAACCAATTCAACATTTTAATCATTGTTTTTCCAATCTCATCTGCTGGTTTTGCTGTTGCTACTAAAGCGTCGGCAATTGGAGTATCAGTATAATTTGGAACAATATAACCTATTTTATTTCTGAAATCATCCGTTGTCTTACATTGTGAATAGTCAGTATCAACAAGTTCTTTTGCTGAATCTGGATTTTGATTAACTGCAGAAACAATTTTTCTTAATCCCTCTCTTTGGCATATGTTCTTATCTAGTACCTTTTTTTCTATCTCGTCTTTGTAATCTTTATTAACATGCTTAATCTCCTGTATAAAAGAATGAGGCAATCCACCATCTTTTACTGCTTTCTGTATTTCCTTAGACTGACTTAAAACATCTAAATAAGAGCTAATTGAAGTGGGACTTTTGCCTGTCTTATGGCTAAGCCATGTTATACCCTTTTCGTTACGTCCGCCGCTACCAACCTTGTCTTTAATCTTGCTTTCCTTTGCAAAAAGCAAAATTAATCTGTCCATTGCTACTGCAGTGTCCCACGATGTCATGGTATTGTGATGAACATTCTCAATCAACTGTCTCATAAATCTATCCTTATCATCGATGTCTAATACCTTACAAGGAACTGTTTTTAATCCAGCCAATTTTGCTGATCTAAATCTCATTTCTCCAGTAACTATCTTATTATTTTTATCAATTTCGATAGGATTAATGATACCCTCAGTCAAAATAGACTTAGCCATTTCTTTTATTCTGTCCTCATTAACCGTCTTTCTTGGTTGATTTTTATCAATCTTTATTTTACTTATGTCTATTTCTTTTATTTCCATATTATTTTATTTTTTTAAGAAGCTTCTTATTTGATAGTATTCTTAAATATAGATCATCTAACTCTGATTCTATCTTACCTCTCATACTTGAATCCTTTTCCCACATTAATTCCATAGACTTGAACTGATTTCTTATTCTTGTTCCTGTTTGCTTTCTATAGTTTTCTTGATTCTCTAAGAAATATTCAGATTTAGCAGTAACATCTACTATTCTTCCAGCCTGTACTTCAATACCGTTTCCTATGTTTCTGTGTTTTACTCCAACAACATTGTATGTAAATCCTTGCTTTCTTAGATTACACATTGTTACTTTTACTAAATTTTTGGTTACGTTAAGTTCTTTAGCAACTTCTGCTATTGTTGGTTCTCTTCCGGCTTCTATCATATCGACAATAGCTGATGGAATACTATTAGCATTTACCCTTCTTGTTCTTACTCTTCTTTTAACTAGCCCTGTTTGTTGCACCTTTGTTTTTCTAATTTTCATATTTTTTTATGTTTATTATCTTTTATTTGAATCGATTATTTTTTTGTTCCTTGAAGTATTCCCAATATCCCCATTTCTTACCATGGTTCTTCCATATTGTAGTTTTCATAGATTTATTCCTTACTTTATATCGTGCTTCTTTCTCCATTCTGCTAAGTATTCTCTATTAGCTTCTGTGTATTTCTTTTTGTCTAGAACCTTAGATATGGTTAGATTTCCAATATGTGCGACAATTGTCTTATTAGTTCTGTAAGTCTCTTTTCCTAATAATCTAACCTGACCCCATAGCTTCCTATCTTCACCCATACCTAGCAAAAAGTTCTCATCCATAAACATTGAATGTCCTAATTCTTCCTTATTTAGAGCCTTAACTTCATCTACTAATTCTCTTTTTAACAAGAAGCAGCTGCCAAACTCTGCTCCATGCTCATAGACTCCTTGACTCCTCAAGGCTAAATCCTTCTTCTGTAGCTGCATTACTTTATTCATATCTAACTTATTTCCCTTTGCATTTAAACAATCTTTCTGAAAGTTCTTTTTAACTAGATTCGGCATAACAACTCCAACAGGAGGAACTAGTTGAGTGTGTTCAAATGTCTCCATTATGTCTTCTAACCAGTCATTCCAAACCCATATATCATCATTAACTACGCAAATAAATTCTCCACGTGCCACATTAACTCCTTGATTCACCGCAGGAGCAAAACCAAGATTCTTAGGGTTCTTTATTACAACATCTGCCATGTCCCAGAGAGAAACATCTTCTCCATAACCACCAAGTTTCATATCAACAGTACTACCATTATCAATTAAAATTAACTCATAAAGCTCCCGTGGAGTGCATTCAACTAATCTTTTTATACATTGCCAAGCTAGAATAAGAGTTTCATTCTCACCATGCCGACCATGCATTCCATCCGTGAACCAGCAAGGTATAACGATTGAGACTTTTGGTATTCTTCTTTTAAATTTATTAGACATTTTGTTTTTTTGTATTTATTTTTTCTAATGATGTCTTTGGATCGAATGTTGTTCTTTGATGAAACTCAGCTTGTTTGCCAGGGTTCCATTGTTTTATTGGACGGATATATCCAACAACTCGACTATAAACTTCACATCGTGTTCTTTCTTGATTTTCCATAAATGTAATTATTAATTATTCCTACGCTTTTCTAATTACATATTGTTAAATGTCTTCTTCATATCTATT